GTTGCGGGGACATTGATTGCAACACTCGTAAAAACGGAATCGCATAATCATCTGCACTCGCTTCTTCTAAACCAGTCCCTGCAGATAACAAATCGTCATCGAAGGGGATTAAATCAGAAGCTGTTGCCTCTGCTACTTTCTTATCAGCCATAGGTACCTCTACTTAAGTTTGGCGCGGGATCCGACGTAAACCCCGAATAGTTCAGCAGGAAGGTCTTTCCCACTCGTCAGTTGTTCTTTCACAAATGCGTTAAGCGTCTGTGGATGAACACTCTCTTTGACAGCAGGGTCTAACCCTTTCTGTTTAAGACTTTGCACGGCGTCTTGCGCTTTCTCTCCTTCGTCCTTCCCGAACTTAAGAGAGACTTCGTGTTTAATAATTCCACCGTGTTTATTGTTGAGTAGCCATTCGTGTGCTGCTGCTCGGTTTTTCTCCGAGATATATCCCTTATAAAAAGGCGATATCGTTACTTTTGCACCATTGGTTAGCTTGATCTCTTGTAGATTCGCAGCTTGCATCGCTTCAGGTAATTCAGTTTCTTCAACTACACGAAGTAGTTCTTTATTACGTTTCAGCTCTTCTTCTAACGAACCTATTACTTTTTGCAAGTCTTGCATTTTTAATGCAGTATCACTGATCTTTGCGAACTCGTTATCGAGTGTCGTTTCGTTCCATTCCTCTTGCGAGGCGGCACCTGTCAGTTCTTCGAACGACAAAGCGTTTTCTTCTTCAGACATAGACTTCTCCTAAGTCCGTTGCGTTCCCTCGGATATCGAAGGATACGGGGTAGTAGGTCATTTCCTGTCTATCCCACTTGAGGACAGAAAATCTACCGTTGATGGATGCTGCTATAGCGCAACATAATCCGATAGCGGCGGGGTCACCTATTAGTAATAGGTAATCGTCGTCGTTGAAATCCAATAGTTTTCTCTTAAGCCTAGCTACTTCAGGCCCAGTGGAAAGCATCAGATTAGTCTTGGCTGGGAGCAGTAACTCCAGCTCGCCGTATTTTGCGGCGGGTACAAGGTTTCTCCCAGATACCTCTTGGACGATATAAACGGTCATTTCTAATTTCTCCTTTATAGGTAGATACCTTAACCTCTAGGCTTTTCGGAAGTAAAGCCGTATTACTTGTATTAGTCTATTTAGAAATAAAAAATTTTTTTAAAAAATTAACAGAATCGTCCAATAGAGTAATAGATCTAATAATTTAGAGTCTAAGTTACTGTTGCGTAAGAGGAATCTGTAAGTGTTGAAAACAATAGAATCTATTAGAACTATTAGAGAGGCCTCGTAACACAAAGAAATCATTTCTTTTCTTTATATATATTCTTAAACTTCTCTATAGAACTTAGAAAGGAACATCGTTGAAGTACGAATTCAAGACGCAACCGTTTGCGCACCAGAAAACGGCGCTTACCCGTTCTTGGAACAAGAAGTCTTATGGGCTTTTTATGGAGATGGGAACAGGCAAATCTAAAGTGCTCATAGACACCATTGGCATCCTATATGGTAAAGGAGCTATAGATGGGGCTGTTATAATTGCACCGAAAGGCGTATTCAAAAACTGGTCTACTAAAGAGATCCCTGACCACATGCCCGAGTATATCGACCGTCATGTAGCGGTGTGGTCTCCTGCCCCTCGTAAAGACGAAAAAGCCGCATTGATGAAGTTGTTCGACATCAACTTAGATAAGTTAAAGATCTTCATTATAAACGTCGAGGCTTTAAGCACGAAGAAAGGTGTTAAGTTTACTGAAAACTTTATCTTAGGACACCAGACACTACTCGCGGTTGATGAATCTACAACGATAAAAAACCCGAAAGCAGCACGAACGAAGGCCATTGTTAAACTAGCTAAGAACACTAAGTTCAAAAGATTGTTAACAGGGTCGCCAATTACTAAATCCCCTCTTGATTTGTATAGTCAAACAGAAGTCCTAGGGCCAGCAATGTTAGGGTACACCTCATTTTACTCTTTTCAGAACCACTTCGGAGAGGTCGTAAATCGTTATTTTGGGGGCCGTACCGTTAGACAGGTAGTAGGGTATAGGAACCTAGAGGAGCTTACTAAGAGACTAGATACGTTCTCTTATAGGGTACTAAAAAAGGACTGCTTAGACCTCCCCGATAAGATGTATATACGGAGAGACGTTACTCTTACAGCAGAACAAAAGAAGCTGTACTCTGAGTTAAAAGAATTAGCGATCACAGAGCTTGAAAATAAAGAAACAATAAGTGTTACGAATATACTCACCCAGTTACTCAGGTTACACCAGATTGTATGTGGTCATGTAAAAAGCGATGATGGAACAGAGACTCCTGTAGAGAGTAATCGAATCGACGAGCTATTAGAAGTTATCGGGGAGATGCAGGGTAAAGTTATTATCTGGGCGAACTATCGACAAAATATCCTAGAGATCGTAGAAACGTTACAAGGATTATTCGGAGCTGACTCTGTAGCAAGCTATTTCGGAGATACAGATACAGATGAACGAGAGTTAGCGATTAAACAGTTTCAAGACCCTGAATCCCCGTTACGGTTTTTCGTAGGCAATACACAGACAGGAGGCTACGGTATCACGCTTACCGAAGCACAAAACGTAATCTACTATTCAAACAGTTTCGACTTAGAAAAACGATTGCAATCAGAAGACCGCGCCCATCGTATCGGACAAGTTAACAAAGTTACTTATGTTGATCTAGTATCTAAAGATACGATAGACGAAAAAATTGTAACCGCTCTGCGTAACAAACTTGACCTCGCCCAAGAAGTCTTAGGCGATGAAAAGTGGAAAAACTGGTTAGGCTGACATCGCATCCAGTTCAGCTAGGGCAGCTTCGAGAGACGCTCTAGCTTCTGCGACAGAACCAGTGTTTTCTACAGCAGCTTGAGCTAACGCACTACCGATAACCATAGGACTTTCTTCCATTGTAGGTTCGGGGGGCATCATCTCACCTTCGCCACCTAGAGCAGCTAAAAGTTCGCCCATACGATCGTCAGCAGGAGGTTCTGCAGCAGGAGGCATCGGTGCTGAAGGCATCGGCCCACCCATCATTGGGTTACTAGCTTCATCTCTCATTTGATCTAAACGGCTGGGCATTTCGTTAAGTGGCATAGCCATAATTAATTCCTTGGTACATTCGGCCTAAAAGCATTTTGAAAAGGTTGGACATTAGTATCAAAATTAGTAAGATCCATAATGCCGTTAGAAACCTGACCACCTTGATTATACCCCCCAGAATAAGAACTACCACCAGTAAACGGATTACTGTATTGGGTATTTATTAACGGGGTGCTCGCTTGACCGTATTCTTCAGCGGTAACTGGGGCATCGTATGCACTGTAGCTAGGTGTAAATGTTTTTAGATAAGTGCTAAACGGGTCTTGTCCTATTCCTTGCCTTTGACCAGCGATAAGGTTTGCCATCGGACTGCCTCCAGGAAGGAAAGAAGCACCTGAACTAAATTGTGAAGTAGACCCTGTTCGCGGTCCTGAAGGCACCGCTCCTCTAAAGAAAGTATTTAAATCATCTTTAGTTTGATTTATTTGAGATTGTACTGCATCTGCTTCGTATTGAGATTGCACATCTTGATATTTAGTTTCTAACTCCCCTAATTGGTCAGTCAATCCTTTAATAACTTCATCGTAATCATTGGCTGTAGCTTCTGCTAATTGCTCAGGAGTAATATATTGTCCTTCTTGAGGAAGATAACTTTGTAATTGTTCAGGAGTTAGATAGTTTTGGAACATACTTTCTAACCCTTGAAGCTGTTCCTGAGTAGCAAAATTACCTAGCTGTTCTTGAGTAGCTAAACCCTGAAGTTGTTCTTGAGTAGCAAATTGATTTGTATCTATATTAGGATCGAAACCTTGAAGTTGTTCAGAAATTAATTCTTGTACTCGTTCTTCTGAAAGACCTGAAGCTTCTGCTATTCGTTCGATATCCTCCTCAGTAACTCCTTCACTTATTTCAACACCAGCAATAGCTTCTTCAACTAAAGCTGCAATTTCCTCTCTGGTTAAAACTCCTGATTCGAATAGTTGAGCAAGTTGTCCTTCACTTAATTCAAAACCACCTTGAATAATCGAGAGCACATCTTCTTTAGTAATGTCTCCTGCGTCGATTCTTTTTTGTATTTCTTCTGGAGTTAACGTACCCGCAGTAAGCATGTCTTGAATAGTTTGCGTAACCGTTTCTTGGCTTACGCCTGTATCAACAGGAGCAGCGGTTTGAGTTCCCCCTGTTATCCCTGCGTTTGACAATAAACGATCAAGAATCGTTTCTATTTCTTGTTCTCTAAGTTCCGCAGATTGAGCAGGATTGTAACCTCCTTGCCCATATACTAATTGTTCACCTTCAGACGAGAACCCTTGTTCACGAAAAATCTCTTCAGCTAACTCTCGTAATTCGTCTCTGGTAGCGTTACCAGTAGGAATGTTAGAAAGAGCTTGTGATATTTGACTAGCTACGTCTTGTTGAGTAACTCCTGAGGAAATATTCGCTAATCTTTCTTCGAGATCCGCGATGTTTTGAGAAAAGTCTGGCAAGTTTTGATTAGCTAACGCCTCTGCTACTGACTTCTGTATTTGAGCTGAGATATCTGGGTTAGAAAATCTACTCATGTCTGGGGCAAACCCGACTCCAGGCTCACCGCCCACGAACATTTTACGAGGTTCGACTTCGCCGCCTTCGGACATTTCTTCAGGAGAGTTTCGTAAAATTTTAGATTGGTAAAAAACAGACATTATAAATCTATCTCCTCAAGCATTCGTAAGATACGTTCTTTAGGAGTATCTTGTTCCTCAGTTAAATTAGCTAATTCATCTATCAAACGATCGCGAGCAGTTTGATTTTCTTCACTACCTAAATTAGATTCTCTTCCTGCAGCAATTTGAGCTGTCATTTGATACATAACAAGAGCAGGTAGTTTTAATTCTTCTGCTTTTAAATAAGCTCTAAGTTTTGTCGGATCAGAAACGATATCAGCTAAATATCGGGTTTTAGCGTTGTCTAATTCTTCAGCAAAAACATCCCTAGCAATACCGATACGAGTAGCTGTTAGATCCAATGGTCCAAAGATAGCTCTACGCGCCCGATCTATAAATCCTCGACCACGTGGACCACGATCCCTTAGATCTGAAATATCTTTAGCTGATTTACCAATGTAAGTTTCTAAAGGATTCCCAGCAAACCCTTTTTGTCGATTAATCATTCTAGCTAGAATTCTTAAATCTTTTGCATACCTAAAAGCTTCATCTGCACCAACTATAGGCTCTAAAAACCTAGCTGCTTCAGCATCAGTGTTAAAAGGAGTAAGAAATAAATCTGTTAAACGATTTAAATTAAAAGCAGATTCAGGGCCAGCTGCTTCAAGCATTCTTAACTTTGGCTTAGTGGTTCTAAATTTAGTACCTCTTAAACCAAGAACTATGTTTTCAGCAAAATATTCTTGTAAGGCTGTTCGTAATTCAGGATTTTCTTCAGCCATTTTGCCGACAGTATTAACAAATCGACCTAATTGGGTTTCTCTTATATTTGCTGTACCCTCAACAGAAAGACCAAAATAATTATCTAACGCTTGAGTGAGGGTAGGAGTTGTTCCTGTATCATCAGCTAATTTTGCGAGTTCGTTATTTATGTCTCTGATACTGGCTTTAGATTTAGAAATAGATTCTTTAGCGTTGTCTAAAAACCCACGGTAATTTTCAAACTTAACAAACTCTTCCGGAAATAAAGCACGGAGTTGTTCTTCGTTTTGAGAAAGAATTTTATTGAACCGATTATTTGCTGTGCTGACACCAGCGTTTTCTACATCAAGTTCTCGTTGAATAGACTCTAAAACTACTGATTTAATTGATTGAAGTTTTTCTAACCCACCTTCTTGTTTACTAATAAAATCGACTAGAGATCTAACTTGCGAAGGGTTAGAGGTTCTAACAAAAGCACCTATTTCAGATTCATCTTTCTTAGCTAGATCAACTAAAAACCGAGCAGATAAGTCACGTTGTCTATCAGCAAGTCTTGTGGCTAGTATTTGATATTCACGACCAACTTCATCGTAGACTTTATCCATACTTTCAGGAGCTTGCCTACCTGTTTGTAATTTATACATCTGACGGAAGTTATCATCGATTGCTCTATCAATATTATCTAATAGAGCTTGTCCTTTATCTCGAATCACTTTATTCGGGTGGCCAGAGATTGCAGCAGATAAATTTTCTCTAGTTAAAATAAGTTCTCGTTGAGTAAAGTCTCGTTGAGGTAAAAACTGTCCTTTATCTCGACCTTGTCCCAATAACAGCTGGATACTTATTCCCTCTGTTTCTCGGTTCGGTAGAATAGCTCTAATAAATTCAGCAGCTTCAGCAGTATCTTCAGAACCAAAAACTATTCCCTCTTGTTTATTGGCGTTAAGAAAATCTTCAAGAGACTCTGAAATATATTTAGGTAATTTTTTAGTGGCTCTACTATCGTTATATAAATCTCTACTTAAAACACCATCTATTTGAGATCTAATGCCATCTAATTCTTCGCTACGCTGTACAACAATCCTAGATTTTTGATCAGGGAACGCTTGGCTCTGAGCAGTATTTACTTGTTCCTGGATATTTTTTGCTGCTTCTTGTCTACCTGTCCTAGATGTATCTAAAGTGAACAGCTGTCCGAGTTGCTGATCAGCCATAGTTTCAGCTAATACCCGTTCTTCTTCGGATAGATCTTGAACTAATTTTTGACTACGGATTCCTGAAAAAACATTGTTCAATGTTTCTTTAGTAATCCCTAAATCCTCAGCTTCTCTTGGATCTAAGTTTGCTTTTCTTAAAATATCTCTATAAAACTGTTCTAAAGCAGAAGCATTTTGTCTGTGGAGATCTTCTAATCTTCCTGCTATGGGGGATTCTAAAGCGATTTCGGATATTAGCTCTTCAAAAGCTAGAATTTGCTCATTTTGAGACATCTGCCCTAGAGTCTGCATTCGTTCTTTTAATCTGTTAGCAGCTTTAGTGGAACCATCTTGAGTAAAACGTAAAATATCTGCGGGGGATAATTCTTCAAACGTAGCATCTCGAGTTCTCGTTGCTCCCCCTCCAGGAAGAGCATCCTCTATTTGAATTGCTTTTCTAGTTTTAGGATCTATGGTATCGAGATTTGATTCTATAACTTCTGCGATCCTACGTTGCATTTCAGCAGTCGTTTCTTCAGGTAACGCATCAGCATTTCCGTCATTTATACGTCTAATTTTATCGCCCAGAACTCTAGCCTCGACCATCATCGTATCTATGATTTCACTAGATACGGGCCTGCCCGTTAGTTTCCCCCACATGGCTCCAGCGCCTCTTATGAGTGCATCTCCCCCCGCTCCATATAATAAAGCAGCTTGGAAAATAGCCCCAGAGTCAGACATAGCTCTTTCAAACTGTAAATTAGGTTGTACATTTCCACCTGCTTCAGTAGTGCCTAAAGCAAGCATCCCTAATCTATTTACTGCTTCTACAGAAGCAGTTCCTAATGCAGTAAATCCAACTTCCGTAGCAGCTTGTGCTAAAGAAGATTCAGGTAGTTGATAACGAACTTCTCCTGTATCTATATCTGTTGCCTTACGTTGGAGTCTATCTTTGATTTTTCTACGAGCTACATTGCCAGCAAGAGCTACTAACCCTCCTCCTGCAACTATTCCCCCACCTTCTTGTGCACCAAATTTAGAAAGTTCTCGTAGAGCAGGAGAAACGTCTCCCTCAAGCATAGACTCCATAGGTTGTACATTAGCTACAGGAAGCCAAGCACGATCACCACGTTCTTCATCGAAAGGATTAAATTCACTTTTTATTATTAACCCTGCTTCAGGGTTTTGAGGATTTATATATTCAACTTGAGCATCAGGGTCAAATTTACGGATTATATTTTTATACTCCGTAGGAGTGCTAAAAACAGGAGACACCCCAATTCTATAAAAATAATCTGAATCTATAGGTGCAAATTCTTCATAAGAATTTTCTATATATCGAGGGTTTATACCTCGCAAAGTCAGGGCTTCTCTTTGATCTTCATTAGAATCAAAAAAAGCCCCCCGTAACATTTCTGCGCCTTCGCTTAAAGCATAACCAAGCGCACCACCCATAGTTTGTAATACAGGAGGAACTAATCGTTCTTCATCTTGTTCTCGTCTTTCATAATCAGAAGTAACTAAGGCTCTATTATTATTACTGCCAATACGAGACCACATCTGATCATAAACAGGTTTGATTGCTTCGTAGTCTGATTGTAATTTAGTAGCGTCTACACCTAGTTCATTTGAAACTTGTTCTAATCTAGCAGGGTCATTTAAAACTTGTTCTAAAGTAGCTGCAAACTGAAAAAAATCAGCATTAGATAATGCAATCTTTTTACGACCTTGATCTGTTTCTACTTCTTGTACAACATTTGCTCTAGGGCCACCTGACTCCAAAATCTGGCGAGGAGTGTAAGAACGTAAATTACCTTGGTTATCTCGATAACGAGAATTAATTTCTCCTTCAGAATCTAAATAGGTGTCTACCCCAGCTTCAGCTGCAATTTTTTGGAACACATCAGATTCGTAAAACGCATTTTTTGTAATTAAATTTTCAGTGTTCATCGGTTAGTGCTATTTTCTACTCGTTGAGAGAATGACCCTGAAGTCTTTACTCCACCTTGAGTTGTGCCCGAATCAAGTGCACGACTTCGTGCAGGGGCAGTACTACGTTTTCCAGGAGTTGCACCAGTGCGTAAACTATATTTAAGCATTTCTAAATATCTGCCAAATTTACCAAACTCTGGGTTTTCACCTTTTAGTATTTCACGCGCAACTGTATAAGGTAGAAACATTTGTAACTGAGGGTCATATACAAAAGTAGTTTTTGCAGCACCTCCTGTGTTACGCTGAACATCTCCTCTTATTTTTCTACGAAGTCTACCAATTTCATTAGGATCTTTAGCATTATACAAACGGTCTACGTCAGAATCAGGCCCAACATCTAAATTATATTGAGCAGCAAAATCATCTCTTATATTCTCTAGGGTAGTCGTTTGTTCTTGAGGAGACATTCCGCTCAACATGTCTATTTTTCTTAGTGTAGAAGAAGCAGCATTTTCTCTATCGGTGTTTCGAATCGCATCGAAAATAGCTCCCCCTAACTTATCTACAACGACCGAAGGGGAACCGTCTTCAAAACCCATTGTTTGCAAATTTAAAGCAACGTCTCTGTCTGAAATCCTAGATAAAGATTCTCCGCGAGCAGACGCCATTAAAAATGCTAAACGTATTTGAGCTGCTCCATAAAAACCAGTATCTTGTAAATAAGTATTCAACTGGTCTCTGTCAAAATTTAACCAACTGCCCGCACTGTCTACTAAACCTGTTCCTGCTTTATCTTTAACAGTTAACAAATCATCTATTAAGAATCCCCTAGCTTTATTTATTTCAGCTTGATCATTACTTTCTAATGCGGTCTGATAATAATTAAGTGCGTCTGCTAATCCTTTTGCACCGCTATCTGGGTCAACATTTCTATTTACAAATTCGTTAAAAACAGAAGTTTGATCTGCTCCTTCCATTCCGTAAATTTGAGCCATTTTAGAACCAAACATTCTTACGTTTCTATCAAGAATGTCTACAACCTTAGCAGCATACTCAGAAGAACCTGTTGTAATACTTTCGTCTAACCCTTCTATATTTCCTCTTTCGTTTACAGACGCTTGATCCATTCCTAAGCGTTCCATAATCTGGGTAGCTAATGAAACTAAATTACGGGTGGCGTCTCTTCGTAAAATAAAATTATCTAATTTTTTCTGATCATTAGTTTTTAATTTACCAGGAATCGCTCGGTCAGTTGTTAAATCAACAGTAGAAACTAAATTGAATCCATCTTGTTTCATTTCAGCAACGGTTTTATAAGAACCATCGTCCTGCAAAACCCGACGTTCCAATACAGGTTGTCCAGTTTTAGGATCAATCGCTTTTACGAGACTGACTTCGTATAATTGACCGTCAGTTCTACCACCAGAATCTTGAAAAGTATCTGTAGTTACTTCTCCTATATCCCCATCTAACATTGTCATTTGGGTATTGCGGTAATACTGTCCTTTAGGAACAACTTCGTTTGTTCCTTGTTGTTTGTCAAAACGCTGATCCCCACGGCTCTCTATCCAAGTTACCCCGTTCTCATCACGTAGAGCGCGTGTTTGATAACCAACTAATTTACCGTCAATATCTTTCCAACCGTTTACGGTAACTTGAGTTAGTTTAGGATCTACTTTTGCAAAAGCGGCTGCTCGTCCCTGACTTCGTTTTACTGCTGCATCTATTGCTGCTTGTTCTGTTGCTGCATCTAACTTCCTAGCAGCGTTAGCCGCAGTAATAAATGCAGAAGCAGAGCCATCGTCGTCATCTCCAGCTAGAGCTAATGCAGGAGCGTATTGAATAACAGAACTTAGCACATTACCCAATGGAGTTTTTCTTTGAGGAGTTTCTAAAGAGGGAGAACTTTTAGAAATTTCTTGTATACGTCTGTTTCTCAACATATCTCTTAGTTGTTCAGGAGTTCTACCGCCCACAACATCTAAAGGAAATTGTGATTTAGAATCTATTTGTATAGCCGCATCTTTTGCTACTGGATCAGGAGTAAATAATTTATCTTCGAATCCTGTAAGTGAGCCTAAACCTTTTAATGCTACGTCTGCTGCGAATGGAGCTGCTGTGCCAAGTAATGCTCCTAAAAGTTGATTCTTAGGATCTTTTTCAGTAGTCGTACGACGTTGCGGCGTAGGTGCAAACTGCCCTGAGCGAATAGGAGTAATCTTAGGAGTAGCAACAAGATCCGCGATTCCTCCACCACCGATATTAAACCCGAAGTTCTTAGCCATGTTACGCTCCTAACTTACGAGAAGCCCTTGGGAAACGACCTGATAATCCCCCACCCATATTCTTTTTAACAGGGGTAAAGCCCATCTTCCGAACAACCTCTGGAGCTTTTTTAGCTAACGCAGCTAATCCTTTATTTCCTTCAGGAATCGGTTGTCCCCCTTCTTTATAGCCTCCATATCCTGGACCATAGTTCGTATAACTACCTGGACCCCCGTCTATTTGAAAAGGAGTTTGTTGAGCAGTACCAGAATAACCCGTACCTCCTGCTAACGGCCCAGCCCCAGTTAAGAAGTTTGCGTAACCAGAAAGCAACTGATTTGGTAAATTATACTGACCTACGAAGTTCTGGTAATTTAAATCTAGTTGTGCTTGATTTCTAGCACGATTCATTGCCCCTGTTTGCATTAGAGAACCTACGTCTCCTGCTTGTAACTGTGGTCGCAACTGAGCTTGTTGTGCCATCGCTTGAGCACCTTGTTGTTGACCAGCTGCTAATTGGCCAGCTAACCCGCTTAATTGTTGACCAGCACCAGTTCCCATTCCAAACAACTGTTGACCAGCACCAGTTCCCATACCGTAAATTTGTTGCCCAGCCTGACCTAACGTTGCAGCAGTAGCTTGTTTAGCTGCTTGTCCCGCTTGAGCTGCCCCTAATTGTTGGGCTGCAGATTGACCAGCTAATCCTGCTTGTTGAGACCCAGCCCCTGTACCGATATTAAATCGTTGTTGTCCTAAGTTAGCTAAAGACTGAGCTAAACCAGCTTGCGCAGATCCTGCTTGTGCACCTAATCCTGCGGTCTGAGAGGCTGCTCCTGCTTCAGCTGCTTTTTGTCTAGCGGATTCACCTAATGCAGCGTCTCGGGCAGAAGTAAACCCACCAGCACGGATAGCTGATAACGCTTCAGCTAACCCACGAGTAGCAGCGGTATCTCGTTCCTCAGCACCTAATCTAGCCCTAGAACCACCGAAAGCACCTGTACTAATATCTTGTGCTCTAGCAGCGATATCTCGTTGGGCACGTGATTTTTCTAAATCTTTAATTGTTTGTTGAACAACTGCATCTTCAAACGGATTTTGAAAACGTTCTATATCAGCTGTATCGAACCCTGCTGTACTAGCTCTAGTGCGTTCTAACGCTTCTTGTAAAAAAGGCTGTTGAATATCAGTAGCTCTACGAGCAGCTGCTTCTGCACCCTCAAGAGTAGAACGCCCTTCGCGAGTGCCTTGTAATATATTTGCAAGACCTGATTGGTATCCTTCTTCACCACGACCACGAACCCCAGCTAAAGCATTGAGAAGACCTTGTTCAGCTTCACTAGCTTTATCAACACCTTCTCCAAGAAACTCAGCCCCTTGACCGATACCTAATTTTGTATAGTCTTCGCCTTGTTGTAACGCACGGAGTAACTGGGCTTTTGCTTCTGAAGTTCCCCCCGCTAAAGTAGCTAGGGATTCTTCAGTTAATCCTGCACTACGCGCTAAGTAAGGAGCGTATGATCCGATACCTTGGTCAGCGAGTTGCATAGCGAGTTCTTCTCTAGGAGAAAACCCAGCAATCCGTTCACCTGTATAAGTAAACGGGGAAGTATCTGCACCGCCAAGTTGGTCAATCTGACTACGATAATAATCTTCAACAGTCGGTAGTAACCCTAAACGGTTTCCTCTCCCTGTTAATAAATTATAAACAAGTTGATCGGGAGCCTGATAACTATATGCAGTTTCGTTAGCCATGGTTATTTACCAAAATTAATTTTATCGAGGGCTGCGATGCCTTTATCGAAATCACCGTTACCCATTCGTTTTACCGCTTTATGCGACATAACGTATTCTTTATCGCTCGCCCAAATAGGTACGAGATCTTCTTTCGGGCCTCCTGGCCCATCTACTTCGCCGCCTTCTAAAAAGAGCTTACGGCCTAATGCAGAGCCTTCAGGCGGCTTTCCTCCTCCCGACATACCGATACGAGGAGTTGAGACTCGCGAAGGTTGAAAACGAGGTCTAGGAGCCGAAATTACTCTTTCCGTTTCGTCTTCGCCTATCGCTTCTTTTGCTAAAATACCACCGAGAGTCCCCGCGCTTTCGCCTAATTGTTCAGCAACTAAAGGATTTTCTTCTAAGTATTTTTTAAATCTTTCTAGTTTAGTTCCAACTTCCATATTCTCTAAATCAGGAGCGGCAACAGCAGGTTGTTCTTCAGGAAAAGTAACAGGAGAGTTATACGCTTCTAGTGAGGGGACTTCAGCGCTTGGAGATTCAATAACATTAGAGGGCGCATCAGCTGCTTTAGCAGCGGCTTTTAGTTGTTCAAGATCGAACATACTTAGATCGTAAGGCATAGCAGCCGAAGTTGCCATACCTTCTTGAGCCTTCGTTGTCTCTTGTTGTTGTAAAGGCGCGTCTACTTCTTTACGGTATTGATCATTTATCGCTTCTACTAATCGGCTTCCCCCAAGATTACCGATACCAGTATTAGCCCCGTATGTAGCGTATTTATTAAGAATATCCGTTGTAACGTCAGACGGAATACCAATCTCTTGATTTTGCTCTGCCATTTTACGAGCATTAGATTCAGGGTTCGCCATAGCACGAACTAAAGAAGTAGTCTGTTCGTCGTCGAATATTCTAGTCATGCAGTTTTCTTCTTGGCAGGTTTCTTTTTAGCTTTCCCACCTTTCATAATATCTTTGTCAACTGTAGCTGCTTTACCGCCAGTAAGCACAGAATTAACACGGGCCATAGCCCATTGGTGTTGAGAAGTTCCAGGACGATGCCCTGTTTTATACGCAGCTAACCCTCGTTTATAGACACGAGCGAGTTGTCCTGCAGTAACTTTCTTTCCTTTTTTACGAGCAGCCTCAGCTTTATTAGACAAGGCTTTTTTAGTTTTATCTGAAAGACTCATGCTTTTGTACCAAACCTCTCTTTAAAGCGCCGTGTATATTTAGACTCAACTGTTTTCCTCTGCTTTCCTTTTTTCTTATCTGTAGAAAATTTGTACGCAGAAGGATCACTAAGAGACTTCTTTTTGTTTTTAGCTATTTCTTTCTTACGTTTCGCTTTTTCTTTTGGAGAAAGACCAGCTAAATACTTTGCGGGTACTTTAGGTTGTTTTTTAGTCTTTTTCATAACTATAAAGACACCACAACATTGCCGTTGGTAATGACACTAACCGCCCCGATACTCCCTGTTGCGCTAACACCAGAGGTGCTTGGCGTTGAGATATTCTGCCAAGAATTCCCCAAATATACTTGAAGAACGTTCTCTGTAGTATTCCAAATAACATCGCCTTTTTCGAAAAACAATGCATCACGGCTAGTTGAAGTGTACTGAGGAGTACGGTCAGGATCAAAAGTGCCAACGTTTAGCTCTAACAGTCTCATCGCTCTATTGAACGTAGGAGCCTCTACCGTATCTGTAGCAGCTTGAGGCAATCTTCCTGGGAGTATTCTTCCCATTAACGTCTACCGTTAGGCTGAACATCCAACCTTGTTGCGCCAATCCTAAAACCAACTCCTAGTCTATCTACAGTTTCTGCATCGTCATCAGATTCAAACCGTACCGCTGCTTGTCGGCCTCGCGCTCTCGTATCTATCTTAGTCGTTGTGGCAGAAAAAGAACTTGTTTGATCAGTAGTCAGAGTTTGTCCTGGGAAATTACGGGCTTTTAAAACTAAATTTATTTTTTGAGTTCCAGAAGAGTTGCCTGTAAATTTAACATCTGGAATAAATCGTCTGATAAACTGGAATTCTTCTCCGTCTCCAATGTCGAAATCCGCGCTTTCAATAAAGACATTATTCATTGGAGAACCATCATCATCGAACCCTGTTTCATGAGAGTAAAGAAAATGAGAGCTACTATCCTTTCCTGCTGCCCTAGGAAAAGAAACTAATCCTTCATCTAACCAAGCTGTTCTTGAAAGCTCTCCGATGGCCCAAGAACTTTCCACATAGTTATAAGAAACATATCTATCAATAACAGTGTTTTCGCCTGAACAGTAAAACCAGCCTACTTCATCGAACTGCTTGTTAACGAAACCAAATACTTGGAACGCTTGTTTTTCGTTAAGGTTGTCAAAAACAAAAGCATGAACAGTACACGGTATAGGCTGTACTGAACCGTTGTACATATAGAAGCCTTTTTTATCCATCCAGAAAATACCGTTGGGAGTATTTACAGCAGCATTCGGCCCGATAAGACTAACCCCTTCGTTCAATAAAACTAAACCGAAAGTATTTGGTGGCCCAATAAATTGTAAACTGTACAAAGCAACGTCAGTCCAAATTAAAGTTTCTTGACGAGCGCGTAATCCCCCTATTATTTCTGAACCAGCAGAACAACGTAATGACCCCGCAGTATTAGTAGCTAGAGGTTCCCATTCAGCAGCGTTTTCTTGATCAGAAAACGCAACCAATAACGGATCAATACTACCACTCCGTGAACCACCACTTATCGGGTCAGCACCTAAAACAATAACGTGTCTATCAATATCTGAAACTAAAACTTGTAACCCTTTAGTCGGCGCTTTATTAGCCCCAGCTAAAGAAGTTAACGGGACTGCTCGCGTATTTAATCCACTTGTTTTATCCCAGTAATAAATACTTCCTGCGCGTGGATTAGAAATTAAATCTTCGCCGAAATTATCCATTGACCATAAGCGCAGTTGGTTTGAATCTGTCAGTGTGGACGTTGATCCCCACGACCCAGATGACCATGCGCCTACACCCCAGCCTGTGCCGTCTACAAACACATCTAGGCCAGAGTTAATCTGATAAGTTCCCACCACACTGCTGCCACCGTTACCGCTGTCACTTGCGTTTGCTGTTACCTCTGCGCCGCTAGTGTCTTTTGCAGTAATGGTAAACGTGCTGGTGCTGGGTACAGTTTGTATTTGATATTCCTGATTCAACACCGCAGCTGTGATGTTGCCGCCAAGAGTAGCTGCGCCAGAGAAAGTAACAAAGTCTCCCTCCGTTGCGCCATGTCCTGTATCGGTTATGGTTATCGTGCTTGACCCATTAGTTGCAGCGAAAGTGACATCCCCCGCGCTGGTTGTTTCGCGTATTGGGGTAATATCGTTATAGCTAGTTCCTTCTTGGATATAGAGTTTAAACCGTGTACCTAATCCTAAAAGTTTCGTACCATCTAAATCTACCCAACCGTGAAGTTTTCTACCTGTTCCTTCGTAAGAGGTCTCAACGTATTTTTCCCACCCGCCTATCTTTTCTGGCAACCCTTTACGAAAACGAACTAAATTAGAATCGAACCAGCCTCCTTCAGCAGCGTAATCAGTTCCTTCTTTATTGATCCCAGGATTAAATATATATTTTTGAAGAGGCATTACTGATAGTCTCCAGTACGGATCATCTCAGTTACTTCTATGGCACGATTACCAACTTGTTGGCTCCAGCGACTATCCATAAACTCATCCGCTGCTATATCAAATTGTTCGCGAGACATAGCTTCTAAAGCATTTATAAAACCACGCAAACGCGTCAAACCGAGATTAAAGCATATGTCAATCATAGCGTCTTGTCGTGCTTCATTAAGAGCAGCAAACCAAAAATAAGTGTCATTCAGTTCTTCACGAACCCTAGTTATATCGTTATTAAGAAGATAACTAATTTCGTCGTCTGATAGCCCAAGACCTGAATCTGCAATATTGCGTCCAACGCCAATCGTTTCGTATCCTGCGCTACACAGGTATACATGCTTACGCACACCTTCATGCCGTTTCAACATATCAATCAATTGATCTGACATTTATTTCTCCCGACTAACACCTTGTACTTTTTCGTATGATCTCATAGCTCCAAGACCTAACATTCCCATCATAACGGGGACAAGCAAGGTAGTATCTATTTCTGGCACTTCTACCCAAATGCTCAGTATGTTTGAAAGAATCGTATTGTATAAGAGACCTAGCGCACACACCCAACCGATACAGGGTCTCCAGCCAGACACAAAGATGCTGTGGTGGGCAGCCTCTACTTTATTTACTTCTAACTGACCCTTTGCCAGTTCCTGCGCATGCCGCTCTGCCATTGTCGCAATCTCGTGCGCCAACGCATTCTTCTGGTCTTTGTCCTCAATTACCTTGTCTAGTAACTGAGTGGCTGGGCCTATGAGTGATCCGAGTATGCTCATCGTTTTGCCATATACGCAGTAGCGCCAAAGTATAGCCCTACAATGCTGGCCTGACTAAGAAATAGCATGTCGCTTAAAGAAGCCAGAGTGGACAAACGGGACTCAGGGATAAAAGGCATAAGTGGTAGAAGAGCGTAAACCACCATACTACTAAGAGACACCCAAGCCATTCGGCGTTGACTATCTGCTTTCTCTTCACGCAATTCGATCTCAACAAGTTCTTGATTTCTTGCAAGTTCTTCATCAGTGACCACTCCATCTCCGTCGAGGTCATATTGAGCATACCGTGATTTCGGCTCTAGTTTTTTGGGACTCATTAATCCTCCGACTTTTTTGGATCTCTAAATAGTATCTTAGTACCAGCATCCGCGACATTGATTTGACGAACACGACAATATGATTCAAAGAACCTGTTTCTGCCGCCATTCTGAAAGCCAACCGACTGGTTGTTGAGGGCATCTGAATATTCAAGGCACGACGTAAGCTCTTGAAAGTAAAACTCCTCTCCCGTGGGCTGGCCTTTCTCAACCAGTATCAGCACAAAAATCATCATAGTCATGCGCTGATGTCCAAAAGAAACTGGTCATAGACTTTGAGGGTCGTTGTCAGCACCTCACCGCTACGATACTCGTAGACAAACTCACTGTACTTGGTGGTCGCAGCCACTTTATCCGTGCGCACATTTGACAGTTGATTGATACGAAAGCTGTCATGTATTTTGTTTTTCACGACAGTAGGCACTGGAGCATTAACGCTATTTGGAAAAGGAGCCGCGTCCATTACAGTCGTTTCTTTTTCTGTACAGCTTGGGTGCGCACGGCTTTCGGCTTAACAAGTTCCCATGTAAGCAGGTCAACGTCTAGCTGATACGCTGTACCCAAAACCCTTGGCATCGTGTTTTGAATGTAGATCTGCGCCCCATAGCCACACTGCCTATGGTTGTAACGTAACCACGACAACGCAAGACAGTGCCTATACTGAGGGGGATTGACTAGCTCCAACATGCGCCACTCTCTCAAATCACAGAATAGATTTGGGTTGGCGGGGTCATACTCTAGTTCTGTTTTAGCATTATCTCGATGAGCTGTTGGAGCTTCTGATCGCTGGCTTTCGCTGTCTCGGACTGCTCCGCCAATGAATCCACGATAGCTTCTATTTTGCTCGCATTCACTGCTGCTAACTTTCCCGTTGCTTGCTGTTCCTCTACCACATCAACAACTGCGGCCTCAATGCGATCCACTTCTTCTTGGGTAGCCTGTGCCTGTGCTTGTGATGCTCCCCACACCATTGCACCGCTCAGGGCTGCTGCACCAATAGGTAGTGCCCAAGTTGGGATTTTTATTGTGCCTTCACTCATATCAACCTCCTAAAAACTGTGGCACCAAGATGCTCACAACGATCAAACCCATGATCCACCACAGCCTATTGCCGTAGCGGTCAATCTTTTCATCCAACCTGTCAAACCTTTCAGAGCCATTTTTGAGCCGCTCTTCTATGCGCTCATACCGCAGAGCACACTCGCGCTCATGCGTATTAATCTCTTGTAAAGCCTTATCGCCTTTATCCAAGTCCCATTCCTCTGCAAGTGCCAGATAGCACATCACTTTTTCTTCTTAGGGGCCTTTTCTAGTGTCTTCTCAAGCCGTTTCGCTTGAGCAGCATGTAAGCGACTTGCGCCTTTCAGTTCTTTAATCATTTTGCGCTTTTGCGCTTCGGTCATAACACCCATTTTTTACTCCTTTGCTTTACCTACGTTGAGGGCTAAAGCCTCAATAACTGGGTATACATATTTTGCTAAAAATGCATCGTCCTTCGGCGTTGGCGTGGCGGCACACACAGCAGATGCGATGACTGACAACGTCGTCAATGTAGTTACAATTTCAATCAAGCTCATGCTGCTAACTCCTGTCGGAAGCAATTTAAATTAGCCGCTACGGTACGGCGCTCTCCTTCCCCTTTGAACGGGTAAACCATGTGCTGCATCCATTGCGGGAACATATACAAACGCCCTACCTGTGGACGCACAACGATGTTCTGCGTAGGTCTAAGCCGCTCTTTGTCCCAAGAGGAGCTTTGCCCATAGTTGAAGCAAAGACACCCATCAGACTCGCCAGACGCATTATACAGTCCATAGTCCTGTGATCCCGGCCTTGGCCCTTGTGTAATCTGAGGTGGAACCTTAGTCCAAGTCGTGCAGCTAATACCCATCACGGTTTGTGTGCCGTGGTCATGGATCGGATTATAATCACCCGCATAACTATGCACTGACCAAAGCTCATCCATAGATACTTGCCTAGCACCATCAAGCATCTGCCCTGAACCCTTCATAAAGGCATTAATATATTCAACACCCATAGAGCACAGGAACTTAGA